GTTATTTTCGAGCATTTGCCCGAAGAGGAGCATGGCAGAAGCGCGGTACTCAGCGAGCGACGTAGTCGCAGTCCTGTCCGACTGGACGGCAAACTTGTGTTTGTCCTGACCAATCGGGTTAGACTGCGCATCGAAGCGCGTGAGCACCTGATCAACCGCAACCAGCGAACGCTGGACGGGATTTTTGATCGATATCGGTTGGTGAGCAATGCGAAGCTGTGTCGGACTGAGGCTATGGATAGCCGAGTTTTGACGCAGCGAATCGCGATTGTTGGTGGACTGAACGCGGACGAACGTGAGGGTTGAACCCAAATCGTCGCCCGAGATGTTAGCCGCCACAACCGGTTTGATAGACAGATCATCTTGCATAGTAGTATTCCTTATGTGACCCATTATCTCGGGGCACGGAGGCCTAATGCGATGAGGACCGTAAGAAACAGGTTCTTCGGTGTTGCTCCTCGGAGTCGCACTGAATCAAGGGGACTAGGCTGTTCCCTTTTCCATCGTGTATAACGCGATGAATAACGTTCGACTGGCTCAGGTACTCGTTCCCATGTCCAGACCATCGCGGCGTCATCGCCGTTTAGGTCTTTACAGAGAGAGAGCGAGAACTCCTGGGCTATTGAGGTCTTAGTCGAAGACCAGTATTCACAAACAAATTGTGGATTACTATTAAGCCACAACGAATCAAGGACATCATCAACCGAAACAACGAAATCAACCATATAGCTGAACGGGAGTATCTCCCATGCCAGACCTACTGGGTTTAATCCCACTGTTTGGTCAATGAGCTTCGCGAACTTATCAAAGGCTTCCGTCTGGAAGCCAGGCCGATTGTCAGTAACACGTAACCCATCGACTCGTTCTTGGGTCATAGTCTGCCGGACCTCGCCATTGGCGAAGTCAGGATACAGCTTTGAGTCCCATTTGAACGCGCCAGAAGGGTGGAACGTGAATTTATTGACTTTCTCCTTTTGATTGCGAACCCTGACGGAGAACTGCCGACGGCGAGGTTTAATCCTCGCCTTCCGGATCTCCTTGACAATGTTCTGTACGTCTTTCACAGTCGGGTTAAGCCCGTACTGCTGAGACAATATACCCTCCCGTATCGCTAGCTGAATGCGCTTGCGCGCACCCGGTGCTTTGCGAAACAAGAGCTGAGGCATTCTCAGTATGGTGTCCAGACTATCGACTAGATTTCCTCGAGCTTTGAATAGCTTGAAGAGCTGCGGTAATTCTCGGGCCTCATACAATGTCGTCGTAAGGTGGAGTTCTTCCAACCTCTTGATCGCCATCGCTGGTAGCTTACCGATATTATCC